CCTCCATCTGTATAATGTACATTCTTTATTTCTTTCTTGTATGGATATTCACCAACTAACCAATTCCATTCTAATGGTAATGAACCTATCAGTTCTTCGTTTTCCAACCATTTAAACTGGTGTAATTCTAATCCACTGGCCTTATTAACATAATCTGGTGTTAATGTTGTACACTTTTTACAATTCATTAACATAAAACTTGACCAGTTTTTCTTAGCATATTTTGTTTGTACTTGACCTAAAAATTTAGTTTCATCTTTAGGTGTATAATCGTGTTTACAAACCTGTACGGCGTACTTGTCATCTCTTAGTCGCCATAGCTCTGCTATGTCGGCCATCATTAACATATCACAATCCATAAACAAAGCCCAACCTTGATAATTCATAAGGTGTGGTATTATAAATCTACTAAATGAAAATTCAGTTGATGAAAGATTGTTTCTTTCTCTTACAAAATCATCTTTAATATTTGGTAGATAGATTGGTGTAATTGAAACTGGTTTTGTACTATGTCTTAATATACTTTCTGCAAGTACGTGATATGCTATCTTTTCTTTACTGTCGTATCCTATAAAAACGTTTATCATACTCTAGCCTCCGGACTTTTTCCTAGTTGTTTTCTTGTAGGACCTTTAGTATGATCATATATTGTTCCTAGTATTGATCTAGCTTGTACGTGTCCTACTTTATTGTCACCTATATTATAATTTTTTATATCATAATTAAGTTCAAATCTTTTTCTTATTAAATCCCATATATAACTATCGTGTTGTTCTTTTTCTTTATATATCAAATCTTCATTATAATTTTTTTGCATTTCTTCTGCATATCTTTTTATAAATGGATGCTTCATATTAAAATATAAAAAACCACATTCTGAATAATTAGGTCTTCCTAAATAAGTCATCATTGAATCATCTCTATGTATATTTTGTTTTATCCATTCTACATCTATATTTTTATAAAAAACACTGTCTGCATCTATACCTATGATACCATCATATTCATTATTTAAAATACAATGTGTATATGAATAAACCTTGTAACAAAATCTTATACCATCACGTGTAAAATCCTTAACTATTTTATTTTTATTTCTTTCTATAAATTTTTTACATTCTGGTACCTTTTCAAAAATGTTTATAGTTTTAATATTAGGTATTGAATCTTCAGAATATATTTGTAAATCAAAAGGCCAATTATAAGTTTCAATAAATCTATGTGCATATTGAGAATACAATGAACTATTAAATGATGTTACAACTAAAATTTTCATATTACCTAGTAAATAATGTTTCTTTACCTAAAGAGCCTCTTAATATATAATTATATTTTTTTAAATATTCTATCATATTATTTCTATAATCCACTTCTTTTTTATTTCTTACAGGAAGTTCTAAACATAACACAGGACTATATTTGTCTATAGTTTGTATAGCTCCTTCTACTACTTCTTGTTCGTGGTTTTGACAATCAACTTTAATAAAACCAATATCTTTTAAATTATAATCATCTATCTTTTCTACTTTTACTGATATAGTTTTTAAATCAATTGATTTTATTTTTCTATCAGTTGTTCCTTCCATAACACCAAAATTATTTAAACTTGCATTTCCACATTCATCTGGCGATACATATAATTCTAATATTTTATTACTTACATTTGACACGGCGATCTCATATAAAGTATAATTATTATATTGATTTAAATTCTTTTTATAACATTCATTATTTTCTGGGTGTGGTTCAAAAGCATATACGTGTTTAAATTTATTACATAGTTCAACAGACCAAAATCCTATATTACTTCCTATATCTAATGCATTCAAATTAAAATTATTTACATATGATAAAGCATATTGTCTTTGAGCATACTGATATTCATACTTTCCATTTACTTCTTTTAACATTTTTTCAAAATGGGTATCCCATTCTGGTAAATGCCAACCTTTTACATTTTTCATTTTGGATATCCTGTAGGATGCATATAAGTATTTACGATTATAGCATCTCTTTCGTGTTTATTTTTTACTACATACGCTTCTATTTTATCATAGTTATTTTCTTTAGCATATAATAATCTTTTATTTCCATTCGTACAAGCCATACCTTGTCTAAAATTGCCTGTTTCATCTTTAGGCCAATTGTTTCTTTCCTGATGCCAATAACAAGCCAATGAAGTAACTATTATAGGATATATCATACCATTTTTTTCTAAACTTTCATACAATGGTTTTTTTCTTTTTTCCATCCATTTTAAATCTGGTATAAACATTATATCATTAACATTTAACTGTTCAACTTGTGTTTCTATATCAGGTAATCTATTTTTCGCTGTTAATATCTTCATAACCTTTCTTAGCAATATAATAAGCATCTATTAAATCTGTAACTGGATTGTTCAATGTAGGTATATCAAAAACTTTCATAAGATTTGTATTAGTATCTTTTGTAAATTGTTCATACATCTTTTGTTTATCTTCGTTACCTTTGCCTGTAGCGAATTTCTTAATAACACTAGGTACTAATATTTTATAGTCATAATGTTTCAATCTATATTTTAATATACCACTATTCTCTGCTATTTGAAATACAGCCTGACCTTTACTTCCAAAAGAATAACCTTCTATAAAGATTTTAGGATCTATTAATTTGTTTATGATTGTTAATGCCCAACTTGATAGATTTTCAAATCGTTCTATAGGATTTTTATATTCAGTATGTTCTGTACCTAATATATTTTTCATCATATTACCAATATGTTTCTTTTTACTTGTGAGATAAAAGAATTTACAATCTTCAAATTTAAAACTACCATTACTTACACAAATGGCTGGTGAGTTTAAACTAAAATCAATCCCAACTGTCGTTATCTGTTTCACTAACTTCCTCATCTATCTCGTGGCTACAAAACGGACACGTAATTGGATTCATTTCGTGTATCTCGTTATTCCATGCTATCACATATTTAGTTTGACAGGAAGGACAAGTTTTTGTTTGTTTAGTAATCATTATAGTTTAAACTTTTTAAATTGATCTTTAGTTACGTCTTGTTTAATACCACCAATAACATAGCTTTCTATTTCTGTTTCTTGTGGAGCATTTTGTTGACCTTTACTATTCAACCAATGATCTACCCAAGGTAGCGGATTTATTTTAGTATCATAAACAGGATCTAAACCAATAGCCTTCATACGTCTATTTGCCATATACTCTACAAATTGGTGTAAAAGTTTTTCTGATAAACCTATCATAGAACCTTGTGAGAATAAATATGTTGCCCATTGTTTTTCTGAATTGACTGCATCATCATACATTTTGTAAACTTCTTTTTCTGTATCTTTAATAACCTTTAACATCACTTTATCGTTTTCTACGTCTTTATAGTTATTAATTATTCTTTGCGATACTGCTAAGTGTTGACTTTCATCTCTAGCAATAAAAGATATTATCTTTGCTGAACCTTCTAATAATTTTAATTCACCAAATGCAAAACTACAAGCAAACGATACATAGAATCTTAAACCTTCTAAAATATTTACTGTTACTAAAGCCTTCCATAATCTTTTCTTTAATTCGTACATATCAACTTTATCTGGTGTTAATTGATACTTGTAACCCATTTCAATTAAATCATCATAACATCTTGTTACTGATTCTGCACGTTCTTCTATTTTTTTATCTTCAATAATTGTATCAAAAATTTCACCAGGATTTGCATATAGATTTTTTATAATGTAAGTATATGATCTACTGTGTATTGTTTCCATAAAATCCCAAGTTACAATACAGCCTTCTAATTCTGGTAAAGAACAGAACGGTAAAAATGCTAAACAAGGTCCTCGTCCTTGTACACTATCTAACATTGTTTGATATTTTAAATTAGATGTAAATATATTCTTTTGTTCTGGTCTTAATTCTTGGTAGTCATTACGATCTTTTTGTAACGATACTTCTTCTGGTCTCCAAAAGAAACCTAATTGTTGTTGTGTTAGTTTATCAAAAATAGGATACTTAAATGTATCATACCTTTGAACGGCCAAATCTTCACCAAAAAACATTTGTGCTTTGGTAAAATCTAATCCTTTTGATTTATTAAATACACTTCTACTCATAATTATATTTTACACGATTCGCAATCGTCATCTTCCTTTATTATTGTTTCTGGCACGTTATCTTTAAAACCTATTGAATGTGCCGGTTCATCTTCATCTTTTTTACCATCATATGTATTTTGATAGTAAGATGTTTTCCAACCATACTTATATGTTGTTAATAGGTCGTTAATCATTTCTGACAATGGTGTTTGGCCACTATCATAATTTTGCGGATTATATGACCAGTTACCACTTATTGCTTGGTCAAAATACTTTTGCATTACTGCAACTACATTTATATATCCTTCATTTGATTTCATATCCCAAAGTAAAGTATAAAAATTTTTTAATTGATTATAGTTAGGTACTATTTGTTTTAATGGCCCCTTCTTAGACTTCTTAATTGATAAGTAATCTCTAGGTGGTTCTATACCATTTGTTTCATTAGATACGACACTTGAAGATTCTGATGGCATTTGAGCCGAGAGTGTGCTATGTCGGAGGCCGGTCTCAATAATATCCTTCCTCAATTTCTCCCAATTAAATGATAGTTTTCTGGTCACTATTTCATCTACCTCTTTTTTGTAGGTATCAATTGGTAAGATACCATCAGAATATTTTGTACGATTAAAGTACTCACACTTACCTTTTTCTTTTGCTAATTGATTGCTGGCTTTCAATAGATAGTATTGAAATGCTTCTGTTAATTCATCTACTAATTTCCACGCACCTTTTTCACTATATAATACTTTATTCTTTGCTAGATAATGTGCCAGTCCTATGTAACCTATACCTAAACTTCTTCTTGCCTTAGTTGATAGCTCTGCGGCCTTAACTGGGTATTGTTGATGATCTATAATTTCGTCTAATGACCTAATTGATAAATCACATAGTAATTCTAATTCATCAAAATCTTTTAATGTGCCTAAATTAATTGCTGATAATATACATAATGCAATCTCTCCATCGCCATCTATATGTTGTAATGGTTTAGTAGGTAATGTAATCTCTTGGCAAAGGTTTGACATTGTAATTGTATCTTTAAATGATGAGTGAGTATTACAATGATCTATATTCATTATATAGATACGACCTGTTTCTGCTCTTTCTTTTAAAACACTTTGTATTAATTCTTGTGCTGATATTTTTTTCTTTTTAATAGATGTTTTCTTTTCATATTCTTCATACAGTTTATCAAATTTAGGAGTACCCCAAGCCTCATATAAATCAGGAACTTCGTGTGGCGAAAATAAAGTTATCTGTTCATCATCAATAAATCTTTGATAAAATAATTTAGATAATTGAATTGAGTAATCTAATTTTCTTACTCTATTATCTTCTGAACCTTTATTATTTTTAAGAACTAATATATCTTGTATTTCTTGGTGCCATATTGGAAAATGTACCGTTGCACTGCCACCTCTTACACCGTTTTGTGTACAACATTTAACTGTTGCTTCAAACTTTTTAAGAAATGGTATTACACCAGTGTGTTGAACTTCACCACCTCTTATACGTGAATTAATTCCTCTTATACGACCAGCGTTAATACCGATGCCGGCACGTTGTGCAATATAACGACCAATAGCCATATCACCACTAAAAATGCTAGGAAGAGTATCATCAATATCAACGAGC